TTATGCACCTCAAAATCCGATAATTGATGACGCCTCTTTTTGGAGGAGGTTTCATTTTCCAATTTTGGTCGAACTCAACAAAACTTATTGTTTGAAGAAACCACCGAGTTGGTTACGTTGTGAGAACATTGTTTTCAAGAACGAGCAACCTGTACGTGAACGCTGTAGAGCGCCCACTACGGGAAAACTTGACTCGAAACATTATTTCCAACGATTATTGGACTTTAATAAAGATGGAGAACCAGTAAAATGGACTCCTTTTGAGGATTTTGGTATACTACGAGATGTGTTTAAGAAACGTCAAAGACATCATGAGAATTTCCGACAGAACTGGATACAAACTGTTGTAGACAAGTGTCAAGACACTAGTGTTCTGGAACCGCTTTTGAAAGAGATTGAGGAATTTAACTTCACTCAGTCTTTTGATTTTAAAAGTGGAACTGGATGCACTAAATGTATTGAGTTCCCTGCTTACCCGCCTGTAGGGCCTCTGCCTGTAAGGGTAGAGCCTATACCTGAACCGTTAAAAGTTCGGATAATTACAGCTGGTATTGGGGACACATTTTGTTTAAAACCTCTTCAGCGGGCCATGTGGCTTGCATTGGGAGATTTTGATCAATTTTGTCTAACTCACGGTACTCAGCGCTTAGAGAATGCAATTTTGCGAATTCATGAGCGATCTGAGCCGGGAGATGTTTGGATATCCGGCGACTATTCTGCAGCAACTGATTCTTTCTCTATTGAGGGTTCTAAAGCCTTGATGGAGGGAATCCTGGAATCGATTGATCATGAGCCGACTAAACGTTGGGCCATGAAAGAGATGTCACCACATTTGTTAGTTTATCCGAAGGATTCGGGGTTAAAACCGGTACTTCAGAAATCTGGACAACTGATGGGATCACTCTTATCGTTTCCGTTGCTGTGTCTACTTAATGACTGTACTGCCGAGTTCAGTGGGTTATCACCTTCAAAATATTTGATAAATGGAGATGATATACTTATGAGAGCTCAACCAAAAGTTTATCCTGTTTGGAAAGAGAAAGTCCATGAATTTGGTCTCGATCTTTCTTTAGGTAAAAACTATATTCACCCTAAATATGGGACCATTAATTCTCAATTGATTATTAATGGAAGCATAGTGGGGTCTGGTAAGCAGTTAGTCTTAGATAGACGTAGTCGTGTTCTGGGAGAATGTTTGAGAGATTTGGAATTGGCGATGCCGAGCGAAAACTGTGAAGTGGTCCAGGACCTCTTCAAAAGTGTCAATCGACAAAAATTGTCCTTGACGGTCAGATCTATTTCTGTGCCTGTCAGCCATGGAGGATTATCTTTATCTTGGGGTAAACCCTTGAAATCTATTAAGTCAATAAAAACGGCCAAGGCCTGTTATTTAAATGATTTATTTAGAAAGATGGAACCCATGGATGGATGTATTTCAATTCCTTATCTGTCAATTAGAGAGAAAAATGTATCAAGTATGTTAGAAGAAGAGAGGGTTTTTAACAGCCCTGTTACTTCAAAAGAGTATCACGAGTGCTTTTTAGGACCCGTTGATATTCAAAGAGTAACAAAGAGGTGTATGACCCATAGTGCTCTTCGGGAATTGCTTCTCGATCAGCCACTAAGGTCTTTTCCTTCGCTTTCTTTTATTAATACTTATCAAATTCCTTGTTCCGATAAACGAGTTAAAAAGCAACTACAAATTGCAATTGACTCATTGTTCTTAAAACGTTTCCTCCAAGGAGGTCAGGAGTTTGGTTATGATACATTTAGACGTGAATTTCTTCTTACGACTATGAATTTGTCAGATAATACCGAGAATACCGTTAAGCATATTGTTTCGCTTATGGATCTCGATGTTGGTCCGGATTTTCTTCAGTATGTAAATCTAGATTTCGATCCTACAAGTTTTGACCCTAAAAGCTTTGAAAAGAGCTTAGGAGTCGCACTGAGGCCGAAGTCTTTTGACTTACCTGAGAATTACCCGGATTATGAAGACTTCTCTGAAGATGTTAATCGAGCTTTTCGAGCTCTGTGTTTAAAAGACAACATTCCGACCTCCCTTGGGAGCGAAGAGGTTAAACTTTTAGAACCAGTAGACTCATTAAGTCTTGAACAACAATCAGAGGGGATTCAGTCTGACGAAATAGACTTGAATGATATCTAATTATTTTTGTTTACACTTTTAGTAGTTTGATCAAACTTACTGAAACGTACATCCGG